CTCTCGTATAATAGTGGCGGAACTTTTCCAGCCCACTGCAGCATTCTGCGCTACTAGCGCGTCTTCCCAATCACTCAATTCAACAACAGGTTCGGCAGCACCGCGTACAAGTCACGCAAGATGGCTGTCATTACTTCTACTTCGAGCAGCTCAAACCATGCCTTGAAGTTCCCCCGAGGAGGATCTTCTTGCAGCCGCCTGACAAGTAACTGCTGAAAGACACCTTTCGACAGCCCTTGCAGTCCGGCAGGTATGATCTTACTCGTCATAGTTTCGGGCTCAAATTCGCCCATAAAATATTTCAGTAAGTCTTCAGACCGCAAAGAGGTACTCAGCATTGCTGTGAGGTCTCTCATTGTCTGGGCATATAAGCTCACACTACGAACAAAGTCCTCTAACGCCTCTCCCCGTAACTCGCGCGCAACGTACTGCCCCAACCCAAACCACAGCTTCTTCAAACAACCGTAGGCTGGTGGGGTTCGAAGCCCTTGCAACGAACGCTCGATGGCCTCCCAACAGAGAGAACCATCATGCTTTCGATAGCAAATATCTTCGAAGACGTTTTGCACAGTCTGTATAGCGCTAAGGACCCGTTGCTCGACCATAATACTTCCGGCCGGGCAGTGCCCGCCTCGCCTTGGTATGCGCAGCATCGACATTAAGGACACCCGCCGTCGGGCGATATTAATATCGCCGGTACCGGAGGCTCCTACCGCCGTAATCTGCGTGTCCAGATGGAAGCGTCTTACTGCTCCTTCTGGGACCTTGATCCCTAAGGAGGTTTCCATGTACTCTTTAGCTCTATTGGCCAAGTCGTCGACACCGGGTAAGGGTCCCCCCTTTGTTGCCTTTGCCCCGAGATCTCTCACTAATTGTGATACAATGCGCGGGAACAATGGGCGGCTCGCTTTCTTGTTCATGTCAAAATTGACGAGCCCTGGTCGGAGTATGCCGAGGCCTCCATTTACGGGCGCAGCCTCTAACACATCCCTTGGAATGCGGAACTTTAACACGCCTTGGTATAAAGTGCCCCCAATTGCGTGCAAAGTCTTCCTCTCCGCAGCGGTAAAAGTTATGTGAAACTGATCACGCAACTTCGTGGCTACAGAGATGTAAGCGAAATAGTGTGACACTTCGACATAGAGTCTAACCATAAGGCTAGGCTCTAAGCCTCTGCGCACAGCGCGCTCCGCATTTGCTGCATACGCACTAATTATAGCGACGTTGTGCGGCAGCCTTCCTGATTCTTTGGATGGAGGTCCTGTCACTACCGAATATATCGTCCGCGCTGGCATCCCTCGCATGGTGCCATTAGCATAGATAATTCTAAAGTATATAACAGTCCTTCGGCTAACAATTTGCTTTTTCACGTTTGCTTTGTAGCCGATACGTACCATAGTGTTCACCGATTCTACCGCCGCATAAAGCGAACGATAACATTCCGCGACGTCATCCGCACGGTTGAAAGACAACAATGCGGTCATGGCGTTCACGCCAACCGTAGACATCTCAGCATCGCGTAACGCTAAACGCGTTCGCGATAACTGAGTGTTACCTTCTAACGTCTCCCATCTACCTGATTGCTGTGTTGCCGAATTAGCAACAAAGATTGAGTCGGGTGCTACGAACTTTACTCGCTGACCTTGCGCTACCTCCGGGCCAACTTTCGGTTTAAAAGGTACAGCGTTGGCGTTGCGTATTATTTCCTCTAATCGCAAACGAAACTTCTCAAGTGCAAACACAGAAGACGTATAAACCGCAGCATCGTGCGATTCAATCATCTTCTTGAGCGCAGAGCAGATGTCAGTCTTAACCTGATCGTCCAA